CATTAAATTGTATGGTCAGCGTATTCGGGCTGGTCACCGTGAACTGCGCGGTGGACAGCTTCGACCAGCACAACGCCTTGCCGCCGGACAATCCGATCACGCCGAACTTGACGTTGATGAGCGACGAACCGGACGCGGTAAAGACCAGATCGTCACAATCGAACTTGTACGACTTGGCCGATGCACCGGTCACCCATACCATCGTCGCCAGCGCCTTGCCGTTCGCGGCGTAGCCACCGCGCACGCTGATCTCGCCCGTTACGCCAGCGAAGGTCGAGAGCGTGAAGGTCGAGGCGTTGGATGCGCTCGTCGTCAGTTTCAGCTTGAACGCCGTCGTGCCAAGAACGAGCGTGCCGTTGCCGATGTACTTCTTCGCCGAATTGTAGAGTTGGAACGCAGATGCAGCCATGATGAATTATTCCTCTGTTGTGGAAAAACTTGCCCCGGTTGTGATCATCTGGGCGATCAATCCATCGCCGTACACTGCCAGTTCAACGACATCCCCCATGAGCTTGACCATGTCACGAAATTCGCTGGCCTGACTCAGCATCCATGGCGAACAGTTGAAAATCTTGCCTCCGCACTCCACCGTGATGATCGGCTCATTGTCGTTCTCCGGTTGGGCGTACGCGTGATGCTGTGTCCCGGTCACACACGAATCGAAGCCGAACAGATGGATGCGATAAAACCCGAGCATCCGCAGTAACGGGATTGCGCGCAGGGTGACGGTCGATCCACCGGGCGACGGAAAGTAGTAGCCCAGCTTCTCCTGAATCATCTTCTCGTTCTCCTCCGACAATCCAGAATGCCAGAGGAATGTGCGATCGTAGGGCAGGCCATCAAGCGTTGATGGATGCACCTGCGACCCGATCAGGTACTTCGTGTACGGCGTGACGGGGCGACTGAAACGAGCATTGAAGGCTCGCGCGTCGAGCACGATTTGCGCACTAGGTTCCAGCCCGCGCTCCAGCGCCCAACCGTATGCGCCATTGACCGTCGCCAGCGCAGCACCCTCGGCGCGCAGTTTCTTGATCACTTCGAGCTGGCTCTCCATGCTCGGCCCGCCTGACAGCACGATTATTTCCCGATCCTGCTTGTTATGTGGGACGACGTGCTGCCATCCGGCATTGACGTTGGAAACCACCTGCGCCTCAAGTACCTCAAGCGGGACATTGATCTTCCCGCCGACCAGCACCTCGTTGGCATCCTTCCATGAGCTGCAATAAACCATGCAGTAATTCACGTCCGAGTACGACCAATGAATGACCGCGCCCAGCTTCGTTAGCTGATCGACCCACCATACCGCAGGCTTGACCGTAAGGTGTAGCGGCCCCATGTGGAATGCAGGGCCATGCAAGTCGTCGAACAATGCGATCGAGAAGAAAACATGGTTCGCCGCCAGCAGAATGTTGCGCAATACCTTGGTCACATCTTCCGGCGGGATGTGCTCCATCACGTCCACACAGTATCCGTAGGCGGCGTGGAATGGCATCGCCTTGTTCAGATCGCGCACGACAAACCGGATTCTCTCGGGCTGCGTCTTGCACGCCTCCGCTATTTCTGGATCGAGACAGTTCTTGGCGAAGTCCACCATCAAGACTCTGACGCTCCCCAGCGCAGCGAGCATCAACGCGCCGCGTCCGGTGCCGCAACCGAAGTCGATCACCTCCGAGTCCCGCGGTATGCGCGCCTGTTGCAGGAACGTAAGCGCCGCCCCCTCGCCCGGCGAAACCTCGCGATAGGAATCATGCGACCACGCAGTTTCGTACCGCGCTATCTCCGGATTCGGTATATACGGCTTGATCGTCACCGTCGGTGCGTGCCCCATGCCGCCTATCTTTCCCGTTTCCATGTGTTATCTCGCAATTTCCATTTCGCGGACGCGCAGAATCCTGCCCTCTGCGTCACGCTCGATTACTTCTTTCACGATTTCCTTTAATACCGTTCCCGGCGCCGGTCGCAGCTCGGGCTCCGGAGGAGCTTGCGCCGCATCCGGACGGGCATATGTCTCGCGCGTCACGGCCGGCAGACCAGCCGCATCCTGTTCGATAACCTCATGCTCGATCAGAATTCGACGCGCGCCGCTGTCGGCCTCGACGGGCGGCGACGCAATGTGCACATCCGCCCGCATCGCGCCCTCGTGAATATGTACCTCCGGCGCCGGACTGGGACGCGCCGCAGCCGCCAGCAAGCCACCCTCCAGGCCCGCCACGCGCTCGCGCAGTTCGGCCACCTCGGGAGATACCCCGGCCGGCACAATCGCGTCTGCACCGCCCTGTTGCGGCGGTTGCTTGCCCTTCGGCTGCTGATCGGCGGGCACCGCATCGGGCGGGCCATCGGGCCCGAGCGTCGAATCGGTGTAGCCGACCACCGGCCCGGCGCTCCCTGTCGAGGCTTCCGGCAATCCGAGCTCGTCAGCATAGGCGCGCTCGGTCGCCTGCTGATCCATCACCTCCTGCCAATCCCGCCCCTGCTCCGCGCATTCGTCCCGGTAAGTCGAAATCCGCGTCTTGATCCGAATCTCTGCGGCCTGCGCTTCTTTCACCGGGTCCACCCAACCGCGGCCCGGCCCGATCCATGCGCAGCGCGCGTAGGCATAGGGCATCGTGTAGAAGTCCGGCCCCTCGACCTTCCCGGCGTTGATCGCTTCTTCGAGGAAGAGCATGTAAACCGGATCGGCCCATTGCGTGCCGAGATCGTCGCGCCGACGGTTGAAACTGCGCCACGCCTCGAGCATCGCCGCGCGCATCGACGAGTAATTCGCCTTCGTGAAATCCTTGAACAGTAGCTCATACGGCATGTCATACGCAAGCGCGATGATCCGGCCGACGTTTTCCTGAAACGCACCGAAGCCATTACTCGGCCTGGACGGCGCAAACGCCGTAGCCTTATCGCCCGGGAAGAGCGCCAGCGTGGAGCCGGATTCGATCGCGACGGCATGCTCGCTGCGCGCCTTCAGGTATTCCGCCTTGTCGTCGCGGAATAGCGCCTCGATTCCGGACTGATCGAGCGGCGTTTCGATCACCATGGCAACCATGGCGTTGATGACCGCCGCCTGAATCTCGGCTGCCGTGTAACGGTCCAGCCCCTTGAAATTCGACAGGACCGACGATAGGATCGGCTTGCCGCGGCTCTGGCCGGAGCGTTCCTTGTCGTAGCAGTGAATCGCGACCCGGCGCCCAATGGCATTGCGCTTCGGCACGAATTCCCACTGCCCGTAGCCTTCGAGCGAACCTGTCACCAGGTAATCACTTGGATGCGAGCGCCGGACCCAATAGCCGAGCGGCGCCCCGTATTCGTCCATCTGCACGCCGCCGCGCAGCGATGTCGATTCCGATCTACCCGCCGGCGTCGATAACCGGTCGGCATCGATCGTCTGCATCTTCGTCGCCCAGCCGTCGCTGCGCCCGGGCAGCCAGAGCGCGATGGCAAACGCATCCCCGTTGACCAGTTGCGCCCGCAACGTCTGTGCGGTCATCTGGTCGAATATCAGCGTATCCGCCGCGTCGCAGGCCGTAGTCTCCGCCCAGCTCCACCAGAGCGCACGCACTTCGCGCGACCAGTTATCCGCCCATGCCTTGCTCCGCCCGAGTGCCAGATAATTCGGGTTCGGATTGAGCCGTAGCCCCGTCCCGACGACGTTGTCGACGACGGTCTGAATCCCACCCTTCGCGATACCGGAATTGCGCTCCAGGTCGCGCGAGCGCCCGACGAGCTGATTCTGATTCGGCAAGAGGTCCGCGTCCGCCGAACGCCGCGGCGGCTGCCACGTCACGAGATCGCGCGACCAAGTCGACGCCCCGGTATGCGCCGTAGTTTCCGCCGCCATCGCCCGCGGCATGGGCGCGTCTAGCCCCGGCAGGGCTCGCTGCCGTGACCCGCGCGCGGCGCGCATTACTTCGGCACCATCCGCAACACGGCGCGCAACCCGGTATCAGGCACGCCGGTACAGGCAGCAACTTGCGCCCGCAGCGATTGGATGTACTTCAACAGTTCCGACGGATTCGACGCCGTGTTGCGCAAAGTTTTGTCGCCGCTGCCGATCGCTTCGGCGCGCTGTCCCGTCTGCAAGGCGTGATACTGCGCCTCGGCGTCCGCCAGCCACGTCTGCTTTTGCGCGCATGTCGCCATTCCTATCGGCCCTTTATGGTCGCCGCGGTCGGCATCATCGCCCCGCCCGGCAAAAAGAAATCCCGCCCGGCTGCAGCGGTTGCATGTCGTGTTTCAGGCTCTCCCCACGGTTTTAACCGTGATCGCATCGCCGTCCAATTCGCACGCTTCAGCCCGACAAAGCAGGCCGCGGCATAAGCGTACACAAAACAGTCCAGCGCTTCGTTGCGCGTCTTCGCATCCTTCACCCAAACGCGATGCGGGACGCCGTTGCGAAACTTCGTGATAAGGCGCTCGCTGGCCAGTTGTTCGTAAAAGGTGACATGCATACCGTCCGGAAAGTGCACATAACCTTCCTCGCGCAGTCTCCCCATCAAAATGCCCTTGATGGTATCGACTCCAACGGGCCACAATTCAGCCCCTCTTCGCAACGCAGCCCCGTGAAAATTCACGTCAACCTTAGACGGTCGACCAATCGGCGCTTTCCCCGGCTGCGATTGACCCTTCACAGCAAGCACACTTCTATGGCGCCGGTTACGGCAAAAATCCAAAACGAAACCCGTCGTCGTCCCGTCGCCGGCATCGATACAGCTCGCCAGAATGGGGAGTGCTATCCCGTCTTCCCGCCTTACCTGGCGAGATAGAAGATCGTCGACGCTCGTCCATGTTTGCTGAATAGCCGGCGCGCCCATGACTACCTCATGCGCCACGAGCCAGCATTCCTCCCCGGGACCAAATGCGTAAACGCTTAACTCGATTCGATCATGCTGAACGTCGCCCCCAGCTACCGCAAAGACCGCGCCCTCCGGAACATTCCAAGGCTCGTAGTCCCCGGCGAATTCCGCCAATCCATCCGCAAGCAGCCGCTCGCCTGCAGCGTCTTCCCACGTCTCGCCGAGCGACGTATTGACCCAGACTTTCAACAATTCCGGGTGCGGCTTGGCGGCAATAAAATCAGCAACGATTTCCGACAGACGATGCCAGGGGGAATAAGCCTCCCAGATGTGGAATCCCGCGATCCCCTTAAACGGCGCCGTAGCCCGCCATTCCCCGGCCCGTATCATCTCCGCACGCTCGCTATCCCCAATAGCTGCCCCGCAGTGCGCGCAAACGTAAAACGCCTCTTCCGGCTTCCCTTCCGGCCATTTGACATTACGCCATTGCAGCACTTGAAACTCATTGCAATGCACACACGGAACGAAATAGCGGCGCTTATCCGAAGCGTTGTATCCGATCTCGACGCGCGATGCGCCCTTCACCGTCGGCGTAGAACCGGCGAGGAAGCGGCGATTCCAGAATCGAACGGAACGTTTCTGCGCCAGTTTGATCGGGTCGCCTTCGGTCCCCGCCGAAGCCGGGTAGCGGTCCACCTCGTCGCACAACACAACACGAATCGGGCGCGATGCCAGTGATGCCGGACTGTTTGCGCCGGCG